TTTTGGCCTATCGCAGTACAGCCGGGCGCGGGCCGTGCGGGAGCACTATCAGGCGCGGCTCGCCAAAATCGAGTACGAAGAGCGCATCGGCAAGTTGGTTCCCAAGGACGAGGTACAAATCGCTGCTTTTAACAAGTTCCGTCAATTCCGCGATCACATTCTGAACATCCCGGATCGCGTAGCAGCAATGGTAGCGGCCGAAACCGACGCCGCCAAGTGCTACGAGATTTTGGAAACCGAGATTAGGCGGGCTCTAAATGAATTTGCCGACTCCAACAGCTGAAGACGTCTACTCCGCAGCGGCCGCGGCTGGTGCGCGGCCAGACCCCTTCCTGACGGTATCCCAGTGGGCCGACAGGTACCGGACGCTCTCCCAGCGCGCTTCGGCCGAGCCGGGACCTTGGCGCACCGAACGCACGCCGTATTTGCGCGAGATCATGGATTGCCTCTCACCATCCTCTCCCATCGAGCGGATCGTCTTCATGAAAGCGGGGCAGATTGGGGGCACCGAGTGCGGCAACAACTGGATGGGCTATGTGGTCCATCAGGCGCCAGGCCCCATGATGGCCATCCAGCCCACGGTGGAGATGGCCAAGCGCAACTCGAAGCAGAGGATCGATCCTCTCATCGAAGAGTCGGAGGTGCTGCGGAACCTGGTTCACGATCCACGTTCCCGCGACTCCGGGAACACGATTCTCTCGAAGGAGTTACCTGTTCTTAGACGAAATCGACGCCTATCCCGGCGATGTGGAGGGTGAGGGCGATCCGGTGAACCTGGCTATGGCCCGCACCCGCACCTTTGCGCGCCGCAAGGTGTTCATGTGCTCCACGCCGAAGGTGACGGGCATGAGCCGGATCGAGGCTGCGTTCGAGGAGAGCGATCAGCGGTTCTACTGGGTGCCGTGCCCGGCCTGCCGGGAGTTCCAAACGCTCAAGTTCGCGCAACTACGGTGGCCCAAGGGCAAACCAGAGAAGGCGGTTTACGTCTGCGAGCATTGCGGCCAGGAGATCCAGAACCATCAAAAGCAGGGAATGCTGGCAGCGGGAGAGTGGCGACCTGCCGGCGTGGGGGATGGCAAAACGGCCGGCTTCCATGTGTCGAGTCTCTATTCCCCGGTGGGTTGGTTTTCCTGGGCGGATGCGGCCAAGCAGTTCGACCAGGCCCAGAAAAACCCTGCTCTGTTGCAGGTTTTCATCAACACCGTGCTGGGAGAGACGTGGGCGCTGCGCGGCGATGCTCCCGACTGGCAACGTGTCTATGATCGTCGGGAGGACTACAGAATCGGGACTGTTCCAAAGGGCGGACTGTTTCTGACGGCCGGAATCGACATCCAGAAGGACCGGATCGAAGCAGAAGTCGTGGCTTGGGGGCGCGGCAAGGAATCGTGGTCGGTCGACTATCAGGTACTGGAAGGGCAAACCGCCGAGGCCGCCGTGTGGGAGAAGCTCACTGCGCTGCTTGAGACGCACTATCCAACGGAGTCAGGCGCCACACTTTCCCTCTCAAGGTTCGCTATTGATTCGGGATATGCCACTCCCGAGGTCTACGCCTGGACCCGGAAGCACGGCGGGGCTCGGGCGGTTGTCATTAAGGGCGATGCGCGAGCGGCAGCCCCGGTCAGCGCGCCATCACCCATCGAGGTCGGCCCCTACGGCAAGCGCATCCGCTTTGGCGTGAAAGTTTGGCCGGTGAACGGCGGCATGATCAAAGAGGAACTGTATCGCTGGCTGCGTCTGGATCGGCCTACAGAAGAGGGCGATGCTTATCCACCCGGCTATTGCCACTTCCCGAAGTACGGGGCCGAGTACTTCAAACAACTCACGGCGGAGCAGTTGGTGACCCGCGTGGTGAAGGGATACCGACGTCCGGAATGGCAAAAGACCCGGGAACGCAACGAAGCACTGGACTGCCGTGTATACGCCCGGGCTGCAGCGGCGGTATGCGGGATCGACCGTTTCACGGATTCTTCGTGGCTGGCGCTAGAGCAAAGATTGGCGGCAGCCCCAAAACAAGTTGCGGAGTCACCCTCGTCGGCGGTACCGCCACCCCGAGTGCGCGAAAGACGCATCATACGTTCTAGCTGGCTCAATTCGAATCGGACCAGCAATTGGCTTGACCGGTGGTGGGAATAGGTCGCCACCCGCAGCTGCCGGGACGCAAGCGAACAAATAGCCTGCCAACGCGACGAAGCCCGATCGTCTGCCGAGCACTCCGCTCCACACACGAGAACACACCATGACCATCACTCGCCTGTACAGGCCGGAGGCTCCGGCGTTAGACGATCTGGTCGAGGTGCTCTACACGCTCCTCGCCGATGCTCCTGGGGAACTGCCAGAAGAACGCCCTTGCCCTGCAGTTTCTCCGAACGAATTGACTTGCTTTTCTCCGAAGCCCGAGTGAGGAATGTGTCCTGATGGCGGTCGGCGTTTACCTACGAGTCAGCACCGAAGAGCAACGCGAGCGGCAGTCCATCGCGACGCAGCGCGAGTTCGGCGAGCGGTACTGCCAGTTGCACGGCCTTTCGGTCTACCGGGTGTATGCCGATGATGGCGTTTCCGGTACCGTCCCGCTGGATCGCCGCCCCGATGGCAGCCAGATTCTCCAGGATGCGCAGTGCGGCAGGTTCGACCAGCTTCTCGTCTACAAGCTCGATCGCCTCGGCCGCGAAACCCGCCTGATCCTGAACGCCGTCGCGGAACTAGAGAAGCTCGGCGTTCGCATCCGGAGCATGACCGAGGAGTTCGACACCGGCACTTCCACGGGCCGGCTCATGCTGACCCTGTTATCGGGCTTCGCCTCGCACGAGCGTGATGTGATCCGGGAGCGCTCCGTCGCCGGCACGAACCGCGTCGCCGAGGCCGGCGCGTGGCTCGGCGGAATCGTTCCGTATGGTTATCGGAAGGTTGGGGAGAAGCGGGACGCCCAGCTTGTGGTGTCCGAAGACCCGATTCCAGGGCTGGCGATGTCCGAAGCCGATGTCATCCGCGACGTTTTCCGCATGGCGGCGGTCGAGCGCAAGTCCTGTCGGGTTATTGCCGAACGGCTGAACAGCCTCGGCATCCCGTGCGCCTATGCCAGGGATGGCCGGTCAGTGCTGCGGGGGAAGCGAAAAGAACGGACTTCGGGGCTCTGGCGCCCCGGTAGGGTCCGCAATCTGATTGTGAGCCCGACCTACATGGGGCGACACGAGTACGGTAAGCGATCGCCGAACAAAGCCCGGCTGGTGATCACGCGCCCCGTTTCGGCCATAATCGATGAGCCAACCTGGAAGAAGGCCCAGCAGACGCTCAGGAACAACTTTCTCTTTTGCGCGCGGAGTGCGAAGAACCAGTACTTACTCCGAGGCCTAATCAAGTGCGGCATTTGTGGTCTGACCTACGTTGGCATGGCTGCCAACCGGCCGAATGGAAAGCGGGGGTTCTATTACCGCTGCAATGGAGCGCACTCGCCCGCCATCTATCGGGCAACCGGGCGCTGTCATGCAAAAGCCGTGCGTGGTGACCACCTGGAACACCAGGTCTGGTCTGACGTCGAGGCCTTCCTGCGCAATCCCGAGCCGGTTCTCCAGCAGCTTCAGGCCCGCCTGGAATCAGATGCGAAGGGTTCCGATCAGATCCGGGACCAGGTTTCCCGGCTAGAAGGACTGCTGGCGCAGAAGGCGACCGAACGCAACCGGGTAGTGGCCTTGTACCGGCGCGGTCGCTTGGTGGAGGCCGACCTGGATGCGCAGATGAACGAGATTGCGAAGGAGGAAGCAGCTTTGGAGGCGCAGATTACCGAGCTGCGCGGCAAGATCGCCGGCTCCGACTCCATCGGCGCGACGATCACCTCGGCGCAGGCGCTCCTGGCGAACCTCCGGAAGCGGCTCGATGAACCAATCTCGTGGGAACTGAAGCGGCGCCTGGTCGAAGTCCTTGTGGCGGGCGTTCGGGTCGATACCGTCGAAACCTGCGGCGTCAGGCAATCGGAAGTCACCGTCACGTACCGCTTCAGCCAGCCCGACCAGATGACACCCCTTGTTCTGCCGCAATCGTACAGCACTGGGTCGGTGGTCCGGATTCCCACACAGCCGCAAACCGTCGGAGATCACATCCGGCAGCGGCGGCTGGGGTTGAAGTTGTTCCAGAAAGACGTCGCTGAACAAATCGGGGTGGACAAGACGAGCGTCTTCAACTGGGAGGCGAACACCTCCGCTCCTGAGATCCGGTACATGCCGGCGATCATCCGGTTCCTCGGGTATAACCCGCTGCCGCCACCACACGGCTGGGCTGCACGGCTGGTACAGTGCCGTACCCTCAT